ATTACCGGTGGCGAATAATCAGTCTTCGTAGCGGTCTAAGATGTGTGCGATCACAGAGTTGCGCACGATGTCTTCTTTTTGAAACTCAACCACACCGACTTCGGCAAGTTGACGGAGGCGATGAATGGCATCGACAAGTCCATTCTCGCGGCGGAAAACTTCCAAGTCCGTTTGCTTGGTATCGCCGATGAGGCAGATTTTAGAATCTTTGCCAACACGGGAGAGGCAGGTTTTGATGTGACTGGGCAGGAAGTTCTGCGCTTCGTCGACGATAATAAATGCTTCGTTCAGTGAGCGTCCGCGAATATCCTCGAGGAGCACGGGTTCGATAATTTTTTTATTTAGAAGGTATTCTGCTGCGCCTTGCGAACGCATGATGCAGGGCAGGTTGTCTAAAACAGGAGCGATCAGTGGAGCGATCTTTTCGGAAAGATCACCAGGGAGAGCGCCTCGTCCTCTTTGAAACTCAACGCCGACGTCACTGCGGACGTAGTAGACTTTGTCAAAGTCACCTGAGGCGACACCGAAGAGTCCGTAGTGGAGGGCAATGAGAGTTTTGCCTGTACCCGCACATCCGTGTGCGAGAGTGACAGTGTTGCGTTGGAAGCAGTTCCACAACTCCTCTTGACGCCAGGTCAAGAACTTTGGGGGTTGAACATCCATGCCTTTGTGGTATGTTTGTTCTAACATGTGGGCCGTTTCTGCGCGACGAGATTTGCGCTTTTCCTTACTTGATAACATAGTGAAGATGGCGGGAGCAACAGTGGGTAGTTGAAAGACATACGCTTCGTGCCGGATAAACTTTACATCCAAACCACCTCCTTGACTTGTAAAATCGGATTGCATTGGAGGACTGCAACCAACATTAGGTTTTACCCGGTTGCCGTCACAGCATCCACCATTCATCTTTTTCCAGTATCCACCCTATGTAATCAGTGCCAGCGCTCCGTGTAGTCATCCCACCCGTTTTGCTTTCCGCAAAACTCGGTGAATTTCTTTTGAGCAGGATTTTCTTTCGCTGCCTTTTCCAGTAAGCGGTCAGCAGCAAGATCTGTAATCAGTACTTTGGTTCCGAACTCCTGTTGCATGAGTTCCGCATTACGGTCAACGGGTGAGTTTGCCATGGTAATCTGTTGATAAACAACAGCAACTTTTTTACGGTGGTTACCGATCACCGGTCAGAGGTTCAGGTCCCATCCTATATTTCGTCTGCCGCTTCGAATACCGCGAAGGAAGTGAGAACGAGGGTCTGCCTCGCCTGTCGTCGCGTCATAGTCAGGGTCATTAAAATTATGGTCGGACGGGTGAATGCGTAAACGGCGAGTCGCCAAGTTTGGGAAGACGTTTTTATCGTCCATTCCTGGACGGGTTAACTCTCCGACGAACCTTTTATTTTGAATGATTGAGTCATTAAGTCCCTGGTCTACTTTATCCAACTTCATCGCATAGTACGTTAATGCCCAAGTGAATGCATCCGTGCGGTCATCATGTTTCACGTACGGGAACGTCGTCAACTCTCGAATGAAGGGGTCAATCCATTCTCCCTCAACAAATCTGCACCGATTGAACTCCAGCAACGGGGCTACTGCTTGCAGTCGTGTGGTCTTTGACTTCAGAGGTTTCATTTCCTCGATCGGAATCTTCGCCTCTTTCTTCAGCATCTGAATCAACGACTGCCCGGATGCTGCTTTCTCGATGCAGAGAACACGAGCATCAGTCTGTGCGTAGAGTCCCTTGACTTTCGCAATCAAGTCCGGAAAACTCAAGCGACCCGTGATGATGTCTCGCACATAAACGATTCCGGGGAAGCGATGAGAGATTGAAGCGATGCAGATCGCAGTCTCATCAGCGAGTTCCTTCTCTGAAAATGCGCAGTCCACTGCCATCCAGGTGAAGTCAAATCCAGGACACTGTTCCTTCGGCAAGCGAGTGATCCAGTCCTCCTTCACGATTTGTCCTTCAGCAGACACAGGAGTGCCCTGATACAGAGCAGAGAAGGCGAACGAACCCATCGTCTTCTTCTGTGCCAGAATCACTGCTGGAGTGAATGCAGGGTTGGACGGCCAGTGAGTCTCTCCGATTCCCCTCTCAAGGGGGTCGGTCTCTGCTTGCTCAGGTGTCTCGATGATGCCACAGATGTTGATCCAACGCCATCCGAACGGATTCTCGTCGGGGTCGTAGATGCCGTCTGCATCCAAGAGAACACCGTGCAGATCTCTCTCATGGAATCGCGTTGCGATGACAACCTGGCAGTAGTTGTTCGTGCGACGAGTGGAGCATTCCTCTGCCCACCACGTTTCCACGCCGTCAATCGCTGCTTTTGAATCAGAAGATTTGAGGGGGTCGTCGATGAGAGTGGCACCGACCCCAGGACTGTCAATGTTTGTGGTTCCGGCAGTGAACCCAGTGAGCACACCCCCAACGGAGGTTGCCAGAATGTACCCGCCACCGAGCATGTCGTATTTGGAGTCCGGTGCGAATCCTTTCCAGTCCGGAAAAATTTTGCGGAACTCTGGCATTTTCAACCAACTCATCACGTCCTTGTGAAACTTCCCAGACAGTGCTTGTCCGTACGAAGCAATGATGTGCTGCGTTTGTTGATCCCTTCCGAGAAGCCATGCAATGAACATGGTCGAGAGCATCGACTTCCCTGACCGGGGAGGGCACGAGATGATGAGTCTTTTGTATTTTTTGTTCGCAACGTCTTCAAATGCAGAGGCAATAATCTCGTGGAACTCGACCACTTTCAAATCACCTCGCTTCATGATGTCACAAAACGCAAGGAAGCAATCTTGAGCACCTTTGTATCGAAACTCTTCGATGCTTGACACAGGTGCTTCCAGAAGCATCAGTTCTTTGAGACCCCGAACGTATTTTCGCCAAGTGCTTTTTTCTTCGAGTTCGCTTGCTTTCGTGATAGTTGGTTGGTACATCTCAATAGTTCTTGATTCGCTTCAGCAGTTCCTCGACCTTTCCATCGTATTCGCGTGCCAAGGATTCTTCAGATGGAGTCTCTTTCTTCGTCGTCAACACCACGATGTCGTCAGTGATTTCACGATGTGCCTTGACGGCAGCAGAGAAGATCTGAACGAGGTCTCGAGTGGAGCACTCAGACATTTGATCTTGAAGAAGACCGATCGCTTCATTCGCAACTTTCAGAGACTCCTGAGCAAGAACCTCCTTTTGCTTAATAACATTTTCTTTTGTCTTGTCTTCGGACATTAGACTAATCTCCTGCGGCATTTGGCGCACCCACCTTTTGAGGGAGGTGGATTCCCTTTGTATCCTTGCAAAGAACGCAAGATCCTCTTTGCTAAATCAATGTTACCCGCACGAACGGCAGCGTGATAACTGCTCCAGAGTGAGTGAGAGCTGTTCATTAGAAAGGTTGTCGAGGTTGGTCTAAACCATTTGAGCAAGGGAGACAACCGAGTCTCCACAAAGAGTTCACACTTGCAAACTCAAACGTTCCGTCGAGCATCCACCCTCTACCTTGGGGTGATTGTCCAACATAGTAAAAGCGACCTTTTGGAGTCTGAATGAAAGTCTCGGACTGCACACCGATCAATCCGCCTCCGTCCAGGGAAACCACCGGAGCATTTGGGTTGAATGGGTCAGTGTACAGAAACTGATAGCCTCCGGTGACAACCGCAAACTCTCCGTAGTTCATGCTTTGGAACCACTCTGCCGTCTTTGATGCTTTGCTGGAAATGGGTGTCACTTTGTTCACCGTATCGGTCCAAAGTTCGACCGCATAACGAGCGAGTTTGCGTCCGGTATTGCAAAAGAAAACTTCTTTAATCGGTTCGTCAGTGTCGGCATCAAACATTGTGACGACCAAACGACCGTCCTCTGTGAAGTTTTTGTTGGAGAGAAAATAAATCGGTTTGCTGAGAGGGTCTTCAAGGAAGACGCAGTCAGGGTTCGCCACAAACACCCAGTCACCACTCTGCGTCAACTCGTTGCTCCAGCGAACACCTGAGCAAGAGTTATAGTCTTCTTCAGGTGACCCGCCACATTCTTCAAAATCGTAGGACGGAACGTAAATCTCCCCCGTTGACTCCTCGAGCACTCCTCCAAGTGGGAGTTTAGTGTCGACGTTGATTGCAGGAAAGATTTGACGACAGTCCCCCCTCTGGACACACGGATCAAGGGCGACGTAAGGCATCGACTCTTCGATTTGCAGTTCGTAGACCTGAGTGTATGTATACTGACTTTGGTCAGTCAGACCGGTAAAGTCTTCGCTCACGCAAACGAAAGGTTCAATGACTTGAACGTATGCTCCTCCGGGGACGCTACCGTTGATAGTGATAAACGCACCGGCAAGCAACTGGGTTGCAAAGTCGTGACCTGAGGACGTGAGGTAATTCTGCGCCGAAAAATTCAACTCGAATCTCATCGACCGTTCAAAAACCATCGGAATGCGATTTTTTACCGTATTCGTAGCACCCGTGTATCGAACGACGATATTGTTTGTCTGACTGATTACTCCCTCTTTCTCAATCACATCCGCAAGACGCAATACGTTCACGCCAATCGGAATCAACGGACTCGCGATCAAAGCATCGCACAAGTATTGCTCGATGCGAGTTACGGTACTTAACTCCATGCGGTTATCCTCCTAAGTGGTTTTACCCGGTTTGCAAGGCAAAAGAAAGGGCACCCGAAGGTGCCCAGTGAGATGAGTTAGGCGCCAACCGGTACGACGGTGGCGATGATGGAGGGGATGGCTGGGTACGGGGCAACAGCGGTCTCTGCGAGCAGCACAACGTTTGCGTCAGCGGACCACCACCAGATCTCGACGTAGTCATTAGCGGCCAAGGTCAAGATGAAGTTGACAGTGGCGAGCTGAGGAGTGTTGTTGCCAACCAGGGTGATGTTGGACGCCGAGTTAGCGACATTGACACCGTTCTTCTTGAACCAGAGGTTGATGTCGTCGCTGCCACCATCCGTCTTGGTCATCTGTGCCGAGAACTGGATGTTGTAAGTTCCGGCGGTAGTCACAGTCAGCCGCGAGTTACTCTGAACAGATACGTTGCGGTTTTCAGTGGTGGTGTTAAAGGTGGCTGCGTTACCGTTGGTAGTGTCGAGGTTGGTTTGGGAAGTTGTGCTGAGGAAAGAGCCGTAGTTGGCGGGGAGAGCAGCGGAAGTCGTCCAAGTTGGGGCAGCACCTGAGCCATTAGACACCAGGATCTGACCCGCAGTGCCGTAAGCACCGCCGGCACCCAGACTGACAGCGCCGGAGGCATTAGACTGGAAGCGAATGGTGCCAGCACCGTCGGAGAGGACGACGTTGTTCGCCAGGGTGGGAGTACCAATGTAACGACCCACTAGTGTGTTGCTACCGCCAGTTGTGATGGCCTGGCCAGCAGTGTAACCCACGAGGGTGTTAAGGG